ATAAAACAAATAGAAGCATTTATATCTGAGATACAGCAACCTGAACTTTCTTTAAGTGAGTACAGATCTTTACCAGAAAACGCTAGACGTGAGTACAGGGAATCAGTAAGACAAGTGAGAAACTTTGAAAGTATGTTGGATGAAATACAAGATGCACGTACAGAACTAAATGAATTGCTAGCAAGTTTTGATGTAGAGCCTATAACTTTTTGGGATAGGTACAAAGGCAAACCTACTACACCAGAGATAAATAAAATTAGTAAAAAGTTATTTGGTTATGAAGAAAAGGTAAGAGAAAAGAAAACAATAACTTATTGGAGTGTGGACGAAAATCCTAACTCAATAGACAGGGGCACATTAACTCAAGAGATGTTAGATGCTTTACCTATCATTAGACAACAAATGCAAAATGAATTAAATAGTTTAGGTCTAGATGCTTTGTCTGTTGATTTATTTAGTAAAGTTCTTAATGCAGAAGGCGCACAATTAAACGGTAAATTTATAGTAGGTGCTAATGCAATTCAAGTTGCACTCAATGCTAATCCTATGGTAGCTGGCAGAAAAGTTGATCCTGCATATTCTAGAAATTTTGTCATGTATCATGAATCAATGCACTACATTCTAGATAACTTAATGACACAAAAAGAAAAACAAGCATTACTTAAAGTGGCAAGAGAAGTTGGAGTAAAAAGATATAACATTAAGAAACGTTACGCAGATTTACCTGGCATGACTGAACAAGGCATGTTGGAAGAAGCTATAGCAGATATGTTTGCTGAGTATATGACTGTTACAAGAAACGGCGCACTGTTTCAGCCTAAGGGTGTTATGGGAAAAGTCTTTGCACGTATTGCTACTTATTTAAAAATGCTGGCTAATGCTTTAGGCTTTAATGGATTTACAGAAAGCAATAAGATATTTGAATCTTTTGACAATGGTGTTTTAAAAGCTAGAAAAGAAATAATAGATCAAGCAGATTTGATGAAACTTGGACCGCTTAACTTAGCACGAGCTGCTAACATATCAGAACAAGATGCTATTAATTTTTTAAATAGAAAAGAAGGATCAACTACAGTTGTAGTTGGTAGTAAAACAGGTGGTGATATTGTACAAAACAAAGCCTTATACAAAGCATGGGAAGAGTATGTTGACGATAAATTGTTTAGAAGAGAGCGATCTTTAGATACTTATAGAGGTGAAGAAGGTGCACTAGTAAAAGATATGTTACAAAAAATATCAGGTTTATTTAAAGGATTAACTAATGTAAGTGGTATTCCAAATCTAGAAGTAGTAGAATCTTACTTACAACAATTAGAAAATATAGATGATAGAACCTTAAATACTATCTTTGCTTACATGCAAAACAATGAAAGCACTATACAAGAAAGTTTACAAAGAAGTCCTGGCGAAAGTTTTCCTGTTTTAAATTTAACTACAATTTTAGAGAACTTCACTCAATCATATGCAATAGCAAGTCAAACAAATGCTCAAATAGAAACATCTAGATTGTTTAGAAACTTACTGTTGAAAGCAGGGGGGCAGTTGGATATACAACCGATTGCACTTTACAGAAATAGACTAGCGCGTATACGTGCAAGCATACCACTTGAATCTGATTTAACTGTAGCAGGTAGTCCAGCCATTGTTTATCACGGTACCAACTCTCCAAGTGCTGCTAATATAAGACGAAAAGGATTTAGAGTAGCTTCTAAAAAATATATAGGAATAGCAGGAAACACTCTAAGTGTACCGTATGATTCTTTTGGTTATCATTTTGGTTCATTTATTCAAGCAGACGAACGTGCAGATACAGTTAATGACGAACTTGGTGGTGGCATGGATACTATAGCTGCTGTATTGTATGTGAAGAATCCTCTTAGAATGAGAGACTTAGGAGATGATTGGGGCACAGATAAATTGCTTAATGCTTTAACAATTAAAACAGATAAAATGGAGTACGGTGATTTCGGGCCTGGTTTATTTGTTGATCAAATATTTACTAAAGAAGAAGCATCTGCTATTCGTAACTTAATAAACAAACAAACTGAAGATAAGCCTTTAAAAGAAAGAGATATTGCGTTTAACGAGTATCTTAAAGTATTAATAAATGCAAAAGGTTATGACGGAATAGTGTACCGTAATAATTATGAAGGCATAGAAGGGCACGATCCTAGAAAAGATTCTTACATTGTGTGGAATAATAATCAATGGCAACAAGTTGATGGCAATGGCAATCCAGACATGCGTGATATAAATTATAATGCATCAGCAGATGGGCCAATCGAGATAGCAATAGCGGATGATTTCTTAAGCACCAATGAAAAAATGAGCAGACAAGATTTTAATGAGCACAATAGAAACATGGATAAAGTTATTAAAGCTACTGAAAAGTTTTCTGCTATGGAAGGTGAGATAAGTTTAACTGACATAAGTTATTTAGGTAAATGGTTTTCAAACTTAAGTACTATTGCTCGTAAGTATGGTGTGGTTTCTACTATGTGGAACAGTATAGATTTTATGCAAAAACTTGCACAAAAATTTCAATCTGAATTTGCAATAGCTACTAAAGATGCTTTCATGATATATGAATTACTAGGTGAAGACGCTGTATTTTTAGACAAAGCATTTTCTATTTCACAATCTTCTCCAGGACAATATCGTCCTGACGCTAATGGTAACATAACATTTGTTGCTCCTGAATCTAAGACATTACATAGAAGAAACGGTGATAGTTATACTATACAAAAAGGTGAGGTTATAACTTTACAAGGAGATGCGGCCAAAGCTTATGAAGATATAATAAAAGCTAATGTTGATGTAATGAAAAAGAATTTAATGATGACTATTAGTGGTCATCATATGGATGATTTTCAACAAGCTCTTTCTTTGTTAGCAACTGCTTATCCAGAAAGTTTAACTGATTTAGGTTTTGATCCAGCAGTTCCTTTAACTCCAGATCAAATCATGAACTTAGAGTATCCACAGATACAAAAAATATATGATTCTCTTAAAGTATTAAACTTTAATTTTAATGAGTTAACTGTATTTGATGAGACTTTAGAATCATCTGGTAGAATACAAGCACTACTTGGTAACGATACTGTAGGGGCAGAGACAAGATTAAGCGATGCTTTAAAAGTTGCTAAACAAACTGCTGAGTTTACAAGATTTGATTACATACCGTTAATGAGATATGGAAACAATGCAGTTACTGTAGTTGATACTACGAAACCTCGTACTAGTAAAGATCGAGTAGTTGCATACGAACTAGTTGAGCCACCATTAACAGAGGACAGACTTAGAGGATATACTACTGCAGGTTTAATAAGACAGATAGAAAGAAAGTTTGCTGATAAATATGCTGATCCTAAGTATGAAATAACAACAGTTAAATTAAACGAAGACATTATTAAAAAGTTTAATGATGAAGCACCTAAAGATTTTTCTGCATTAGAAGCAGTAGCAGCTAGAATGTCTGACAACAAAGGAAAGATGTTTCAAGAACTTCTTAAAGAATTAAACTCTTCAGTAAGTGAGGGCAGAATTGTAGGCTTTAATCAATTTATTACTCCAAGAAGAGAAGTAGGTGGTGTAGATGGATACAGCGGTGACTTCATGAATGGTATTATGGCGTTCGGATTGATGGCTTCTGATTTTGCCGCACGTAATGGTATGTCTAAAGAGGTTGCAAAAAACTATGGTAAGGCAAAAGATTATGCTGATAATCCTAGAAGTCCTAAACCAAAATTAAGAGCAGCTATTACAGGTATGTATGATTACGGTGTAGCTGATGCCCACAACTATGAGTTTTCTGGTATAAGACGTATGGGTTTCTGGTGGTTTTTAGGGGGCAATTTCTCTTCTGGTATTTTACAGACTATGAGTGCAATACAATTTACTGGTCCGATATTATCACAATTTGCAGGAACTTATAAAACGTCAGTACAATTAACTAAAGCATTTCATGAGGCTCGTAAGATGATGACTATTGTTGAGTCAGATTATGGTGACACGTTTATGAATGTAAGCAATGCTCCTAAAGACTTGCAAGCATTAATACAGGAACGATTTAATAATGGAACACTTAGACCTGGACAAGCTGGTTTAGAAAAAGGGCAAGCACCTAATGCTTCTATTATACCAGGCAAACGTGGTGCGGTAAGAAAAGCAGGGAGAGTATTTGAACAAGGAATTATGAGTGGTGTCTTTAATACTTTTGAAACTTTTTCACGTACTGCTGCTTGGATTGCTTCATATAGATTAGCATCAGATCCAGAGATGCTAAGAAAAGCTGATGAATATTATAGTGGATACAATGAAATTTGGAATGCTAGAAAAGCTAGAGAAGGTGGTATTGCAACAGCTGCTATGTTTGCTGACTTAATGATTGATGAAACATTTGGTAACTACAGCAAAACTAATCGTCCTAAAATTATGAGAGGATATGGTTCAATAGCTTTCTTATTCCAAACTTATGTTAATCTAATGCTTGGATTGTTACACAGTTTATTTGTTAAAGGTAACCGAAAAACAGGCGGAGCTATATTTGCTAAAGTAATGTTAATGATGTTTTTAACTGGCGGTGTATTAGGTATACCAGGTGGTGATGATCTTGACAGAGCTAGTGCATTTTTATTAAGACTTGCAGGATTTAATACAGATATAAGAACTGAAATGAGAAACATGTTAACAGAAGTGACAGGACCTAAAACTACTGACTTTATAATGAATGGAATGTTCGAAGCATACATGGGAGTATCTGTACAGCAAAGAATAACTTTAGGAAATTTACCTGGTATGCAACAAGTCTGGTCTATACTAGGCACTGTAGGAATGCCAACAGGTGCTAAACCTTACGAATTATTTGGAGCTCCTGGTGCTATTGCTATTGGTATACCACAACAGATGATTCAAAAGATAGGTCAACAAGGATTTGGACAAGCAGTAAAAGATTTAGATTTTTATATGGCAGCTGCTCCTTCGTTTATTAAAAACTTTTATAGAGGGGCATATAAATATCCGACTGAAGGATATGCGGATACTAGGAAAGGTACATTACTAACAGCAGACTTAACTGTGCCAGAGTTAATCGCACAGTCGTTAGGTTTTGCTTCTAATAAAGTAGCTAAAGAAAGAGAAGCTTTATTCAGAGAAAGAATGATTGATACGAAACATGAAAAAGCACACCGTCAATTTAATGCTAGATATAAAGAAGCATACAGAGATTTATATATGGCAGAGAATATTACATTTGATCCTACTTTAACAGCAGATGCATATAAAAGAATACGTGAAATTAATTTAGACGTTATTAAGTTTAATACTAAGATGGATGGAAAGTATGCCTACCGTCCTGACACAGCTAGACTGTTCGAAGAAGGTAGACAACAAGCTAATCCTAAAGCAAGGATATATAGCTCAGATAAATTAAATATAAAAGAGAAAATGAAAAACAGAGAATCTCTTGGATTAGGTTCTTAAGATTCTTTTTTCTTTTTATCTTCTACAGTTTCGACCTCTTTGTCTTCTGCTTGTAGTGCAGCTAGTTGCGCTCTCAACTGTGTAATAATAACTCTGTAGTTTACTATAGATCTATCTTTATCAGCAAGCTGATTAATTAAATCCTGCATAACTATTTGTTCTTCTGTTATTTTTTCTTCCATGTTAGTCTCCTGGTTGGTTGTTAAAAATTATTTCTTTACTAATGATCCACCAAAGTATAGACCAGTAATTGCCGCCACTAAATTAGTATCGAGTGGTGTAATAACTATACCTCTATGAGCCATAGGTACCCACTGCATAACATCCTTGCCTTCAAGGAATAAAAAGCCAGGTTTAAATTCTAGATAACCTACGATTACTTGTGCTTGTGGGTCTATTAGTGGTAATATTTTTGGGAGAACTATGATAGCAAAGATAGCAGTTAGTGCTATGATTCTTCTAGTCCATTGGAATCCTACGTTCTCATATTCTCTTGCTTCTTTAAATGCCTCAGTCTGTATTTTAGATCTAGCTAAAAGCATTTTTTGTTCAGCTTGTTTAGCTTTTATGTTTTGAGACCATATGCTCATGACTCCACCGAGAACAGTGGAGCCAAGCATGGTAATCATTTCGAATGGAATGCCCATTAGTTTATAATGATTCCTATAATAACCACAATACCTACTGCAATTATAATTTTAACTTTCTTATCAAGACCATTAAACCAGTCTTTAATTAGATTTATTTTTTCCATTTGCTTTCCTTTTCTTTTTAACAACGCCAATAGTTTTATTGTTAAGCATCTTTGCTAATTCTGCAAAACTTATACTTTTTTCTTTTGACATTGATTGTTGATTAGTCCTTGCTTAGTTAAATCTTTTTCCAACTATCAGTTAAAGATTCTTCTTTATCTTCATGTTGACAATTATGACAGCCACAACTAGAACAGCTTGAGCCGTTCGAGCAATGACAACCGTGTTGACAATTTTTACATTGACTCATATTATTTATTCCTAATCATCATTGTATGAACTGTCCCAGTTGTCTTTGGGTTTCTTTATTGTTTCCGGTAGTTTTACTGCATCGCCACCTATTGTTACAGATGGTGCATCAAACTCTGGATAGGGAATATCAAACCCTTTTTTTATTTCTGTCTGTTCGTTGTCTTTCATAAAGTCTCCTATTATACCAAATAAAAGGGGCACTTACAAGGTATTAGTTCCATTGTACCCACTCAGATTTTGGCTTTTTTGCTAGTGTTTGTTCAGAAATTACAGGTAATTGGAAAGTTATACCATACTTAGGGTGTGTAAACCATAAGGCTTGGCGTGGCTCTTCAAAAGAAAACCTGTTACTCATTGCATACTCATCATAACCTTTAAGAGATCCATTAACGATGATACCTTTTAAAGATAAATACTGATGCCAATGTCCCATGATAACATAATCAATCGGCTTCTTGTGTGTAGCATATTCGTTCTTTACCTTAGCAACTCCTCTAGCAATCGGTCCTAACATGCCAACTACTCCACTGCCCCCCTTAACTCCTAGCCTATCACCATGTGTTAATAAATAATTAACATCATATATTTTGTAGTAAGCATCAAAGCCAAAAGGTATTTGAAATTGTACTCTATTGTCTTTAGCATTAGTGTAATGTTTCTCAAGCATAGTGTATAGCATCCAGTCAAAGCTAGTAGCCGCTGCTTGTTTGTGTCTATATTGTCTAAACATTCTGCCGTGATTACCAAAAGCACAAGGTACAAATACTCTACCAAAAGTATCTGCTAATGAATTGATTGCCCATGTTAGATGATCGAACAATTCTAATACGTGCTCAATGTTAGTACCATCATTCGTTTCTGCAAGTTCTTCGTGTATGTGTCCAGATATCATGTCTCCACCTAAACATAGAACAATGCCAGGATACTTAGGATTGACCATGTGATTAGTACATAAATCTATAGTAGATTCTATAGTAGATTTAAGTCTAGCCTTAGCTATAGCTCTATCGTATGAGTTTAAATTGTTAACCTCATCTGGATTAACTACCTCACCCCAATGTAAATCAGATAAGAATAATGTAGGTACACCAGGTGCTCCGTGTGCTGGAGAACTTTTCTTTAACCACTTAGGTGGTTTGGCATTACGATTGTGTAGTTTAAATACTGTCTTTCTTATTTGTTCTGCTGTAATATTATCTAAAGCCAGTTCTTTTACTTGTTTCTTTAGCTCTGATATTTGCATATCATATAGAATCTTTTGCTCTACTAAGGCCGCCGCAGTATCGGGGGCATTTACATTTGGTGCAATGCCTTCTCGTTCTGCTGTATCTAATCTGCCTAGTAATGTAGTACGTGGTATGCCTAAGTTCTTTGCCGCTTCTGCTTTATTACCTTTGGCTAGCACTACTGCATTAACTGCTTCTTGTATTTTGTCTATCATATATGTTCTCCTATATTATTTTTTAGCATCAGAATCATTTACTATTCTGTCGAAACAATCTACAACCGCACCTTCTGGTGCACTTTTTAAAGTTCCGTCTTCATGATACGCAGGTGCTACAACTCTGTATACCAATTCTTGTGGAGGGTCAGATGGTATAAATACATTAGACCATTCTCCAGTTCTTTCGTAGCGTCTTATCTCAGCTAGATCGCTCTTCGCATCTAAGTAAGTTCTATAATGTAGTGCGTGATCTTTGTCTCTCTGTCCTAACCTGCGTGACAACCTGTAAGCAACAGACATAGCTTCTGTTTTATCCTTCTTCCATTTGTCCAATGTTTCTTGATCTACTTTTTCTGGCGGCTTACTTGATGATGGGTAGTTCGGGTGGTACTTCATATGTTCTCCTGTAAAAGCTAGGGGCAAACCAAAATTATTACATTTCAATTCGCCCCTTGTGCCCCCCTAATTGCATATTATACACTAGGAGAGGCGTTAAGTCAAGGGTTAATTTGACGATATATCAACTATTTCACATACTCCAGAACTGCAGGCTAACTCCTGTGATCCCGTTGTATTGTCTTCCTCTTCATAGTTGCTTAGTTCTGCCCAATCTATATTTTGTGGCATCGATTTAATTGCTTCAAGATATTCCTCTCTGTTAATATCTTGGTATGGTGCTTGTTGATAAACGTGTTCAGAATGTGGCAAGAAACTAACACCAGATATCTCATCAAAATATTTGTATACCCAAGCGCCTACATCTAACCACTCATGTTCTCTCACTGATACTGTGCACGAAGGTTTGTGTTCACACCAATATCTTTGATACATTAGCCACGTTTCTAATTGATCGATAGCTGTTAAATCATTTCTAGTTATACAACCATCTGGTGCTTTCATAGGAAAAGAAAACACAACTACTGAATCTGGTTTAGTTATATCTGGTTCATGTGGCATACCTTTCTCAATCATTAAAGTTGTTAAAGGATCTTTCTTATCGCCACGTACTGTACGTATATAGTATTGACTGTGTCTGCTATGAATACCAGAAGCACTATCAACTAATTGACTAACAGTACCAGATGGTTTAACACAAGTGATGGCTGTAGATTGTGGTATGCCTAACTTCTTAGCAAACTCTTTATTAGTATCAACTGCTTCTTTGCGTAGACGCATCAAGAATTCTTTCTTAGGATTACTAGTAAGTTGATTGTCCATAATACCTGTTAGTGATACACCTAACAATCTTTCTTCCTCTGTATTCTGTATCCATTGTTTACGTAGATATTTAAAATCAGTAAAGGTAGATTGAAATGTGCCAAGTATAGTTGCGGCTCTTACTTTAGCTAAGAGATCTTTCTCACTATCAGTTGCACGGATAACTACCTCTGTAAGATTACAGAATTGATATGGTCGTAGTATAATTTCTGAGCAAGGGTTAGTACCAAAGTCCCATTCAATATCTCTTCTACCATTCTCAGATGCTTTATTTTTGGCGGCTTGCCTATTAAAAATGCCCCGCTCACCAGACTTAGAATCATATAAACTCTTCCACTCATTAATAAATACTGACATATCTGGCTTAGAAGTATAGGCCGCTGAGTTATTAGAGAGGGCACGTTGGCCTTCATCTATCCACCATTGACCAGTCTTAGCTCCGCGCATTCGATCATCTTGTAAGTTACTAAGAGATATTAAAGCAGATCTTCTTACGCCCCCTACTACTACAACCTCACCTACCTTACAAACAACATCATGACATTCTAAAGAGTTAAGTCTTCTACCTATTGCATTCTTAAATGTTTTAATTGTAAACTCAAATAAATTTATTAAAGGTTGAGGACCACTAGCTCTGCCCCCAAAAGTTTTTAATCTGGAACCAGCAGGACGTACACGAGATACATCTATCTTTGGAATTTGTCCAGAGTATAACATAGCAATCAGTTCTCTAAACGATCTTGCCCAACCTGCTTTACTATCTTGTACTACAATTATTGTATCACTCTCTTCAAACTCTTCTGCAATAGTGGGCAACTTCTCTATGTTGCTACGCTCTACTGAAAAGCCTACACCTGTACCACATAAAAGAATATACATAACTTCATCAAAAGATCTAACATGATCTATTGGAATGTAACTACAATTATATCCAGCAGTGTGGTCTCTATCTAATGCAGGCCCAGCAGTCATCAATGCTCTCATTGACGGCATGACTTGTAATGATAATATGGAGTTGGTTAGTTCTGATTTTATTTTAGAATTTAATTTATACTTAAAGTTATTGTCTAAGTTATCTGCTACAAAATCTACATAACGAGTCACAGTTTCTGGCCACGACTCTCTTCTCTTTTCATCATCTATAAAACGTGCATACCTAGAGGTATGTATAAATTGTTGGTATTCAGTAGGCAGATAATTATTGGTCATTAGAGTTCCTCTAGTTAGATTGTGTTAATGTGATGAAAGTACATTATAACATATTGGTGAAGATCTGTCCACAACATTATGCAAATGTCCTTAAATATAATGTAGATAAGTCTTGCTTATAGATGTCATCTAGCTCATCTATAATAACTCCTTTTGTTTTAGGATTTAAAAACTTACATACTTGTACCATTATTATATTAGTATCTGGATATAGGTGTTGTACTATAGGCCTATATAGATAACGAAGCTGTACCTCTGCTACTTTTCTAGATTTTAATTTACATTCTAATATAATCAAATCCTTTACATCTCCATGTGGTAAAATTAATATGTCAGATTGGCAGTAACCTACTCCTCTTCTGTCTTCATACTGATACCATTGTCCATGCAATACATTCTCCGCACCATAGATAGCTTTCATATAGTTAGCTACTCTGTTTTCATAAAGTACGCCAGCTCTCTTCACGCCTGTTAACCTTGGAGAGGGTATGAACACAGGACGTTCATCGAGAGCTTTCGCCCATCGCAACTTACTGATTACTAAGCGTCTTTTCGACATGGAAAAACCACATTCCCTTCGACTTTTATATAACCAGAATCTTCCATAGCCTTGATGGTTTGTTCTAACTCACCAGGATTTGGAATCTTTCGTAGCAATTCTCTTTTAAATAATTTCAAAAGCATATGACTTCTGCCATTATTAAATAGTGTACCATGTAACCACGTTACCATATCATGTGCAATACGGCCTGTTCTTCCCATACCAAAACCTTCTAAAGCTTTAGGCATTTGTTTCTCTGCCGCAAATAATAATTCTTTTGTAAACTCCCAGTCTTCTAACATAATCTTACGAGTGCTTCTACGTGAAGCAGATACTGCAATAGCAATCTTAATGAAGTGAGATACTCTACGTTGCACATACTCTGATAGATGATTATCAGTAGGCTCTGGTGGTATACCAGCCTTGATGTCTTCATCAACAATCTTAAATGCATCTTCATCAAAAGTCATTGGCCCATACATCTTAGCTATGTCTGCTAAATCCTCACGCAAATTATTGACTGTATTGTCGCTAACTCTTTCTTGTACTAATGATTGAGGTATGCGATCACCATCATAATAGATAGGCAACATACGAGATAACAGTCCTTGAGATCGTGCATCTTCTGGTAAATTATCTACAAATTGTTCTGGTGTAGCACAAGCTAGCCAATTAAGACAAGGCCCTTTAATTATGTATTCGCCAGATGTCTTAGTCTTGTGGCTGTACTCAGCCTTAGAATCCCACATATCTGTCATAAACATTTGCAGATATCTTTCATGTCTGCCCATAAATGTACCAAACTCTGATGTTACTAAAGTCACAGATGAATCATAGAACTCATCCATTGCAGGAGTAGATAGACGCAGATCCAATCTAGTAATTTTAGTCATGTCTACTGCTAATTTTTCTGGTGTGATTCTATCTTGTACTACATACAAAGGATAATTACGTAAGCCATACTGATCTAATCCAGAGTTAAAGTTCTGATCATCTTCAGTAGTACCTACTGGTGTCGTTAGTCTGCTGAATACTTTTGTGAATGGTAAAATCAAACTTACTGACTTGTTTCTACCAGGTGGTGCAATTAAAACTATAAAGTTATTAGATCTAATATCATAGTTAGCCATTGAGTACCACACACGTCTACCCATGGCTCCAGCTACAGCACTCAATGCACTCCACTGTGCAAAAGGTTTAGGTATTGGACTGCCTTTGATAGCATCTGCTGATGCTTGTATAAAGTCTGTATAGTTTCTACTCATGTGGTTTCCATTTCTTCATGTTCTTCCAATCGAGACCTGTCTCACAATCAGAAGGAATTATCATTTCTCTGCCGCCTACTTGCATGGGATTTTTCATGCGCTCTAATATCTTAGGAATGATATCAGCTTCTGTGCCAATAGGAAACTGCCCCAAAATAGCATCATGTACTTGTCCTAATACTTCAACGCCTTCATCTTTTAATTCATTCCACACACGATACAATCCTATGTTTAATAAATCCCCAATGGTAGACTGTGGTACATACGCAATAGCTTTACGTAATGTTGTGGCATCATCTAGTCTGCCCCAAAATTGTCTACGTCTACCTAATGGAGTTGTAAGTGTGCCCTCTAATTGCAACTGCTTCGCAGTCTCATCATGCCACTTACGTATGCCTGGAAACGCTCCTTGTATTCTGACTAAGGAAGATGGGCCAGTCCCTATAATCGTGCCCCCATCAATTAGTTCTTGGAAACCACCTTCCTTATCTTGTTTGTGCCATCTCTCCAGTGATGACAACGCAATCACTCCACCATAGTAAAGTAATTGAAACCTCGTTGCGTGTGAGATCTTTATCTTTAGATGTCTACCTAAAGATGTAGCTGATAGACCATAGTTAGTTCCATGACCTGCTCGCTTACACATATCTCTGTAGCTAAAGTGTCCAATGTAAGGACGATCTGCTAGCTCTCTGTTCTGTGCAAGATCAGAAGACCAACCCATATTAGGCCATACCATTTTAACTACTTGGGTATGTAAGTCCTCACCTTCACACGCATTAATGTATCCCTCATCTCCAGCAACGTAAGCTGTAACCCTAGACTCCGCCTGTTCTAAGTCAGCATAAAATAATACATTGCCTTCATCGGGTACAAATATTTCGCGCATATCTTTTGTAATATTCTGTAGATTAGTTCCTGTACCCCAAGGACTTTCTGAACTTGCCCATCTACCTGTCTCTGTGCCTGCGACTTTAAATGATGTACGCAATCTGCCATCATCATCTCGATCACAGTTTAGAATATTTAATTGTTTATCTATATCTCTTAAAGATAAGATAGCATTACAGAAAGGACGAGCACGTGGATATTCTTTACGTAAATGTTCTAGTGCTTCCTTATCTGTTGATACTTTTTGTTTACCTTTAGTGTATGCAATTACTGGTGGTAAGTTAAGCCACTCATATAAAAAACTTTTTAATTGTACAGGACTATTATGGTTAAGATCTTTATCCCATACTGCATTAGCAAATAAGTTTAACATGCGCTCGACCTTAACTCTATTCTTGACAAGGGGGGCGCGGATTACTCCTGCCTTCATCTCATCAACCTTTAGTCCACGCAACATCATACTGAGTGCAGGCTTTAAACTGTTAAGTTCGAACTGATATGTATTCTTAGTTGTATCGTCTAATTCTTTTGATAGCTTTGACCATATCTCACTAGTGAGTGAGCAGTCTAGTCCGCAATATACCCAAAGAGTTTGTTCCTTATTTAACTCTTGAGTTGCTATCTCCGTGTTCTTGATTATCCTCATCATCCCTCTCCTGTGTGGTTTCAATAAGTTTGTTAATAAACCATTTAGCTTTTTCTAAATCTTGTATTGGTTTCTTCTTGTGTTCATAACGCCATAAGTATTTCATGGCTGATCCTTGTAAGTAATATTTAAATCCATCTCCTTGACAAGCCTTGATTGCATCAATGCAACCTATGTCTCCCTTGTTGTAATGAGACGGAAAGTTTACTGGGTCTTCATTTCTTTTTGCTCTTATCTTTTTAACTAGTTCAGTCATTTCTTTTACGCTTGTCATTTGATACCCCCATTATATAAAAAAATTCTTCTCTCGATTTCTTTGCATCTAACATAGCAAAGTCACATATTAATTCAAAATCTTCTTCATCATTAAACAACCACTCGATTGCATCTTCTCTAAACTTTATATACTCTTTATCTACACCAGTGTATGCAATGT